ACAAATCTTCAGTATCGCCGGCGGTGTCTTTTAACGCTTTCCTAAGTTCACGCCCACCAAATACCGTTACTCCTATAGGGCCGGTGCTTTGTTGTGTTGCCATCGTTACCGTTTCTTCTTACTTCTTCTGTTCTGTTCCTTAATTCTTTCGTTATGTGCCAACAATAACGCGTTTAATAAATCCGGTGTGAATTTTAGAAGATCGCTTAACGGCTGACCTGTAACAATAGCTAACTGTGCCGTTCTGTAGGTCAGGCTGTCTTTTCTAAAGGGCCGTCAGGTTCTCCTAATTGTAAATCAACTACCGTGTCTATAAATTCGTTAAACGGTTTAACAGGCCGGTTTTCATGTCGGGACTGCTCCCAAGCTAACCAACAAAGATGTTCCATTGATATGGAACCGCTTAGCTGTGTTACCGGCTGGTTAAAATGCCGTTCAAACTTCACATAGGTGCCAACCGTAGGTTTCACACTCCATGTGTCGTTTTCTGTTGTTACTGTGATCGTTAAATCAATCATTGTGTAGCCTTTCTAAATTTGTTATGACGTAGCGGTTGTTACTACTCCTGTAAATGGCCAACTTGTGTCAAATGTTGCAAGTTCACCGACAGCGCCGGATACAAACGGTAGTTCTGTTACTAAACAACTCACGCTTTTACTTGGGTTAGTTGCTGAAACTGCGCCGCTGGTTGGCTTAACAACAACAGTAGTTGTGGTGCCTAACAGTGGGTTTAACGTGGCGTAAACTTCGCTTGAAGCAAAGTCTTGGTGCCATGAAATAGACACTGAACCGTCTTTTAAGCCACCTATGCGGGTAACGTTTGCGTCGCCCATAGCTGTGGTTTCTATTTCGCTAACGCTTTCGGTGAAGTCGATTGACGTAATATGGTCTGTCAAATCGACACTATTCACCGTAACCGTAACGGTTTCATTCATATAAATTGCCATTCTAATTCTCCTTGTTGTTAGCTTTGGCTTTTTCTAAATGCCCGCCTTCAATTAACGCTTCAAAGTCAATATGGGCTAGGTCTTTATCTTCAGTATCAACGAAACCGCCTTTTTTAACGCCGGCAATTTCGTGGCTACTGGTAACTTTTAATTTCATGCGGCGTAAACCTCCAAATCTAGCTGTACCGCTAATAGTGTAGTGTCTGCGAACGTAACAGGTCCATAGTTTGTGGCTTCTGTGACTAGTAAAGTTTCAGCCGTACCACCGAGCGTTTTGTCTGCTTCTAACGCGGTAGGAACGCTCACTAAATAGTCGTTTAACAATTCTTGGCTAGACGCTAACTCGAAACGTTGCGCCAGAATCAAAATGTTAAACCGTAACGTTTTTAAGCCTGCCGCTACTGTTCCCATCGCTTCATGATAGGTAATGAGATTATTAGCCGGTACCACAATAGCGCACGGCGGGGTAACAAAATCGGGTACGTTGTCATGGACTGCGACAAACGCCTGCGGGCTACTCACAGCTTCTAACCGTGTTTTAACCCCTGCGCGTATCTGGTCGTAATCCATTACGCCGCCGCCGGTAGCTTCAAACCCCGTAACAGTGCGATAACTTCAGGATCGGTGCGACTGATGCGAACAAACCCGACATCGACAGACCCCGCCTGAAACCCAAGCGGTGAACTTTTACGCTGATACAACCTCGCGGCAATAACTAGCGAACACTGAGCGATTTGGTCAGGTACAGCCATACCGTAACCCCAAAAAGCGGTTACTTCCACTGTGGGCCTGCCGTAACGGTCACGCGGGAACGCTGAACCGTCTACGCGTTTAATCATTCGATAAGGCGCACTATTGCCGGTTAAAACATAATCTTCAGTGATAGTCAAAGTTGTGTCATAAGTGCCATCTAAACCAGTATCAGTTTTTACTATCAAACCGGTGGTTTGGGCAATATCATCAACGTAAACCGTATAGTCGTCAAACGGAACATACGTTTTAGCTGTCGCTCCTGATGGAACAACAAACGTGCGGCCTGTTATCTGGTTGATTTCTGCGTCAGCGGCGGCTATAGCGTTATCTATCGGCGTGTTTTCTGAACTTGTAGCGTCAGGTATGCCGAGATACTGCTTAACTAAATCGCGCGTTACGTATGCCATTTATTTATTTCTTTTTAGCGGGTGCCTTTTTAGCTGGTGCTTTTGCCGGTGCTTTTTCTGCTTTTGGCTTTTGCACTCTGCTAGCGGCTTGTTTTTCCCATAGTTCTGAACTCATTGTTTGCCTTTCCGTGAGAGGTGGCGGGTGCTACCGGCTACCAGTAACACCCGCCATGACTCAATTAGTTTAGAAGGTTGGTGCTACTAAACCGGTACCTGAAATTTTCGAGATTGACGCTGGATAGCGCCCGCCTACGAAACAGGCGTATTGGTAAGCAACAAGTGTAACTGTGAGATTCAAACCGGCGGTTTGATCCATTCTCACCATTGTTGGTTGTGAAGCATCTTCAAATAGAAGCATGTCAGCACGGCGAACAATAAAGATCATATCTTCGTTGCCACCTGAACCGCTTGTTGTGGTTACTTTGCCTGATGTCACTACAGGAAGGCCGGCTATTGAAGCGCCGGTATTGCCATAACCCGCAATAGGTCCAACACCAAGCGCGTTTTGTGGTACTTGGTTAGTTGGCACTACCAAAGGCCGCCCGCTGGAATCTTGCCCCGCTTGCATTGCCGCTAAACGGCGCGGGTGCATCAGAATCAGATCAGCGCCTGCGAAACGGTTGCTGTTGATCTGTTGGATACCATCAACAATTTTGCTGTAAGTTTCAGCGGCGGTAGGTGAACCGTCAGTATAAGTAATAGCGTTAGTTCCGCTAATGTTTGACAGTCCAAGCAAATTACCTGATGAACCTGAGCCGTGTATAACTTGATCTTCTACTGAAGTAGCTACAGCGCCCATCATGTCAGCGGCAATAAGGGCATCTATGCCGGTACCGCGCTCAACTGCTTGGCGTGAAATTTGTTGCCCTGAAGCAATAGTTCTAACGTCAGCGGTTAGCAAAGTGTCGTCAATATCTGTTTCAGATACTGCGGCGTTTTCTGATGCTTGCGCGGTGGCGCTTGCGCCTGTAGTTACGCGGCTGATGTTAATTGTCATTCCTGAATCAGGAAGTGGAAGGCTGGTGCATTGGTCCGAGAATGGCCGGCCTGCTCTGCTTAATTCAGCGGCTAGTTGTGTCAAATATTGTGGCACGACCAAACCGGCATAGTTGGCGGTTGTTCCGTCGCGGTATTCAACAGCCATTTCTTCACGGTGGCGGCGAATACGATCACTTGCGTCTATGTCGCCATTGAATTGGCTGTTATACATATCCTGAAAGAAAGAATTACTGCGGTTTTCTTCAGCGTAGGTGAGTGGTTCGTTAGTAACTACCACGTTGCCTACTGCGCGGGTTTCGGTGTCGTCAGTTGCGTTTACCTCTGCGCGCAATTTAGCGGCTTCAAGGTTAGCTACCTGTACGGCGCGAAGCTCTGCGATTCTAGTGTCAAGCTCATCAGCTCGAACGCTTAAATCTTTAAGGCTTTGATCTTCTGTTTCGGTTAAGTCGCGTTCTTCGTCAGCGGCACGCGTGACTAGGGAAGTCTGTGTTTCGCTGATCTCTGCCCGCTCTTCAACCAACTGGTCTAAGAGTTTCATTATTTTTTCTCCAAATAGGTTTAATGTTTTCCTGCTTCGGGTGCTGTCGGGTGGCTTGATCGGGCCGGCGCGAATAGCGGCGCTAAGCGTTAAAAAGAATAATACAGCCTGCGTTAAGGCTTGACAAGTAAATGCCGCCAATGAGCCAAACGCGGGGCGATTTCTTCATCATCGGGATCATAGGCTCTTACCGCTAATACTTTCGCGTCAGTGTAGGCTTGTTGCCCCGTTGTGATTAAACCGACATGATCTAGTTTTGCTTCTAAGCGTTGTATGTTTTGCCGGCCATTCACTGTCGTGGTTTTGTTCCGTACTGGTATAAATCCTACTGACAGGCCGGTAACCATACCGTCGGCGGCTAGCGTGCGGGCTTCTTCCCCACGTGGAGTGTTAGCTAACTTAAATTCACCAATTAGGCCTTCACTTGATTTTTCCCACCGTACCGACATACCAACAGGAAACGCGGCGGTGTCGTGTTGCTCCAAGAGCGGTATGCGGTTTCCGCGTTCTTTTATGCTTTTATCAAACGTGTTGCTGGTAAACGTTTCGATGTAACTATTGTTGTCATATTGGCCATGTATAGGAGCTACTAAACCGGTTAAATAGTGGCCGTCGGTTTCGTCGCGGGTTTCTATTTCAGCAAATTCAATAGTTCTGGTTTCTATGTTCATAGCGTCACTTCTAGGGTTCCTTGTGTGGTGTCTGGCAGGTCTTCTAAGCGCCTGATTTCGTCTACGGTAAGCCACCCTGCCTCTAGTGCTATCTTGTGCGCCTCGTAGCGTTCTCGGCGGTCTGCGCGTTGGAAGTCGTCAGTATCAAATAATGCGACCTGCCCGCGTGGCAGTAAACCGCTAAACGCTTGTTCAATTCGGGACATGTAACCGCGTAGCGTGAATAAAATAAAGTTTCTAGCGTCTTGCTGAACATTCGAATACGTCTTACTAGAACTGATTGGGACACCCACCATGTGAGCAGGTACCCCAAATATCGTACATATCTGCTCTGCGCTGAAACGTCTACTTTCTAATAGTTGTAGGTCGTCAGGGCTGAAACTTAACGGCTGATAACTTAAACCGCCTGATAACACGGCTGGTGATTTTTGCCGGCCGGCGTGCGCTTTCATAAACGCGTTCTTTAATTCGGTGGCTTCTTCTTGGCTTAATTCGCTAGGGCTGTTAATAACGCCGCTAGGGATACTGCCATTAACGTGCATTTCGCTAGCTGATTCGTCACCGGCTAGGGATAACGCAAGAGTTCGACGCTGTAACTGCAACGGACCTGCGCCCATTAAGGAACCGGCGCTAATCACTCCACCCCGCACGTGCAAGATTTGAGAACTATCGTACTGTTTCCCGTTTATTTTATACGATATAGCACCGGTAGAGTCCAACTGCACTGTTACAGCGTCAGGCGATAACAGGATCGCGGTTTGTGGGAACCCGAACCTGTCATTATTGCCTAAAAGAAAGTACGCATTACCACGAATAACCAAACTAGACACCGCACTTGAAAGAGTGTCTATCCTTGTTTGATTAGGGTCTGGTTGGCGAAGTATGGCGGGCGTGGGGTCTAAACGCGTATCATCGCGATAAGCACCAAAGGGTAGGGAACCTATCGAATCGCTTATTAGCTGTACACAACGGTACGCGGCAGGAATTGACATCACCGTGCCTTCAGTAACGTTCAAACCACCGGTTAGGGATTGTGGCGGTATATACCGGTCAGGCAACGTTATATTAGTTGCCCTTGTTTGTCTGTTAAAAAGGCTATTGAATATCATGTTGTTCTATCGCTACCCCAATAACTATTAAAGTTACGCCCGCCGCAAGTAAACCTACAGCAGGGTTTAATAGAATATGTAAAGCCGTCACTACTGCGCCGGCTCCTGTTAGTTCTGCCGCTAATGCGACGTATTTACGTTTTATCATAGTCTGTTTTGTCTCACCTTTAGTGTATAGCAACTTTTTTATCTGGTGAAGTTAATCCTGCGATCAACGCAAACCTCGCAATAGTGCAAGCCACTAACGGCGTGATATCTACGTTGCTTTTACGACTCCACGCCCACTGTTCACCAAGCTTACGTTTCGTAGCTCCTTCAATAGCTGTTTGTAAACGGATATCACCCAAATGGGCAATAGTACCCTCTTCTACCGCGTCAAAGAAACTGCCGCAGGCTTGGCCATACTGTCGCATATTGACAGGGATAATATGCACGCCTTCTGCTTCTAGTTCGCCTATCAGTGATGATGCCGCCGCGCCTGAATCTATAACAAACGGCATCTTCCACTTTTCGTGCAATTGTAAAATGCGGTCCTTCAGCCACCCTATGCGGTTTTCGTTTTCGATTACTTCTAGGCAAGTAAACGCGCCGTTAATGCCTGCCGCCCCGATACTGGCCCTATCGCGGTCAGGGCTGACATCTATACCAAACACCATATAGCTACCGATTTGAACATCATGTTTAATAAGTTGTTGCCACTTGTCAGGATCGATAACGATTTGGCTAACAAGACTTGGCCAGACGTTTAGCCACTCTTGGCTAAAAATCATAGGGTCGGTTGTTTGTACCGCTTCCCGAACGGCGGTTAATGTTACCCCGTTTTTTTCTTCTAACGTGGGTATAGCTTCATGCCAAACGTTCTCATCATAAATATCAAAATTGTCTTGGTAGGGTGTCCATTCATGCCAAGACAATGAAGGTGAATCTTCATGTCCTAACTTTCGGTAATGCTGTAGAAGCGTGCTATACGGCCCGCCTGCGTTGCTAGTAATCCATAGTTGCGCTGATTCTTTTGTTGCCATTGTTGGCTGTACCGCAGACACTAACCGTAAATCATGCGCTAAAGCTTCGTCTATAACGGCTAAATCTACGGTTAAACCCCTTGCGCCAGTGTTTGACGGAGTTATTACGCGGTAGCTACTGCCGTTGTTCATGTAAAGGGCTTCTTGGCCGTTGGCCCTAACGTAGCGTTTAATGCGTTTACTAAACGGCGTGCTCATAAGCGCTTCTACATGCTCGTCAAATTTTAAGCGTGCCGCGTTTCTGTCCTGTGAAGTAAAAATTGTCAGCGTGTTCGGTTTCAACAATTCAAGCGCGATACGAAACACTAACAACGTGGTTTTACCGTTCTGCCGGCCAACAGTAGCGCCAACCGTTCGATAACTATAGTTACCGTTTTCGTCTAACTCTAAAGCCGTATCAGCAACCTGTTTCTGCCACTCAAACAGTTCAAACCCTAAAAGGTTAGCTACCTGTTCTAAAGCAGGGCCGTGACTGTCACGGTCAGGGTTGCGGGGTGTCGCCCATCTCGGTGGTTTCATCACTACCTTTTTTTAATTCGTTCGTAAACGCTTCTAAAATAAAATCATGAATATGGAGTTGAAGCTTAAGCCAACTTTCCATAATCGGGTCATACCGTTCGTTTTCTAGTTTGTCAGCTTGTTCGCTCATCACAACCAACTATAAATACAAGCGCGGCAAGTAAACAAGCTTTGACCTTTTAACGGTTCTTCATCACGTTTTTCTAAATCGTCTTTTTTCTTTTTACCTTCATCGCCAATGCCAGTAACAAACACATCACCGCACTTACGACAATGAACATAAAATTCTTCTTCTTCTTCATTTTCTTCTGCCATTTCTACCACTTTCCAAAAAGTATCTAACCTTATATTTTCTAAACGTTTCTTATACCATCTACAGCACTTGTGACATAGACCGTGCTGATCCGCCAAGTTGTCGCATTCAAT